GTCAATTACCAAGGATGAGATCATGGTTGGGGCCACACAGAGCCGCACTAACCAAATCTTCCACACCAACAAGCTGGTTAAAGAGGTACAGGAGCTCAACAAGTACGGTAGCTTCGGTCGTATGGCTACAAAGTCCCAGATTGATGGGCTTGCAGGCGACATCTCTGCCCGTTTGGCTAAAATCTCTAGTCGCCCACTGGCTGACTACAACGTAATCGACCGTACTGGCCTTGGAGACATGGCAGTACAGGCAAAAGTCGGTAAGATTTCCGACGGTACTCCTTATCGTGGCAAGGCAGCTGCAACTACAGCCGCTAAAGCCATGCAGGAGAACTCAGGTTTGGCTACTAAGGTAGTACAGGCCGACATCGACGACATCTCCAAGGGTTTCTATGTAGAGATCGAGGAGACAATGGACCTGACACGCACGGCTGACGCTGTGGATGTGGCTAATGTAACAGAAAACATTTTGGCTAAGGCATTGGGGTCAACCCGTGCAGTAGACGATCTAAACTTAAACACACTGGCTAACATGTCAGAGAGTGGACAAGGTGCGATACGTGAGCGTGTCATGCCCCTGCTCAAACCATTGGAGAAACTTAAGTATGACAGCAAAGTCGCAATTGGAAAAGTCTTCCGCGAACTACGGGACGGACAAGACGCCTACATCCGAGACGGATACACAGAAGCAGAGTTCAGGCAGAAGTTTAAGCAGCACCACCCCAAGGGCCAAAGTGCAACAGATGCAGACCTCGATGCTTTCTATGCAGCTAAGACAGTTAATGATGCAGCTTACATACTGCAAGCGAACAGGCTGGCTTCACGCTACGTCACCAAAGGGTACAAGGCAGTAGGCATTGGGGATACCCACATACCTGCTAAGCGTGTCGATGAGGTACTCGCAGATGATGTGGTACTTCTGGATGGTAAGACAAACAAGCGCGTCTACAGCCAAGACATTGGTGACAAGGTAGCAGTCTTTAAGATGGACCGCCCGATCGATGACATCGAGTATGTGGTTCGTCCTAACAACGTACGGTCTATCCAGTACGAGGACGTATTGAACTACAATGCTGGTGGTCGTCGGGTAAACCCTGATGCTAAGTACTTCGCAACCACCAAAGACAACAAAGCACTCTTCACTGCATTCAGTGAGAAGCAAGTGATCTCTGGGGTTGAGGATATCAACGTCCTGATGAGGGCCGCCCGTGCAGCTGGTAAGAAACTGGATGAACTCACAGATGAGCTCGATGGTTTGCTGACCAAGCACAACAAGTGGAACCCTGACATCGAGAGTACTGGTGACTTTGTGGCTTGGATGGCTAAGAAGGGCATACAGTCTACTGATGACATATCCTACAAGGCACGTGACGGCGTCGTAGAGGGCGCTGGGGACCTGTATAACGGTATGGGTATGGCAGAGTACCAGCGAGCTACTACACGACGCTCAGACGACGTTCTGATGGAGTACGGTGGCAAGGAAACATTCAACGAGAACCCAGTGAAAGCTATGGTTGACCAGTTGAGTGAGGCAAGCGCTGAGTATTCCTTCCGTAACTACAACTACAATGCTAAGACAGCGTGGCTTAAGAAGGCCCTGCGTGTTGACACATTGCCTGAAGGTACTGACGTAAACGCACTGTTCCGTGAGACCACAGTAGACGGTAGTGGTGCTACAGACCGTAAGCTACGTACCCTACGTGGTATCATCGATCGCCGTGAGAGCCTGTCTAGCCCAGCAGTTGGTGCTATGCAAGACTACGGCAAGAAGCTCGAGGAGTTTGTGTTCGATAAGTCTGGTGCGAAGATCAAGACTGGTGGTGCCGAAGGTGCACTACTTAACATTGGCTTCCAGTCTGCGTTTGGCTTCCTGAACATCTCGCAGTTCTTCCTGCAAGCTACACATGCTGCAAGTATCATGGCTATCAGCCCGAAGGCTGGCTTCGAGGCAGCAGCACTGGTCATCCCAATGAAGGCCGCTATGCACTCAGGCACTGAGGCAGCTAAGAAGCTGGCATACAAGCGTCTAGCTAAGGTTTCTGAACTGTCAGCTGAGGACTTTGCAGACTACGAGAAGTACCTACGTACCTCTGGTCGTGATCTTGTGGAGAACGATGCAATCGAGAAGGGCACAGGAGCAGGCTTCGGTGTATCTTGGTGGGAAGGCTCACGCCTCGTACCTGATGCAGCAGCTAAGGTGGGTGCACAAACAGCCCGTGGTGTTAAGAAGGCAGGTGACATTGGTCTCACACCCTTTAACTACGGTGAACGGTACTCCCGCCACACTGGCATCATGACAGCGTTCATCGAGCAGCGTCGGTTGTTCCCTAACGTGAACCCCTTGTCTGACGAGGGTCGCGCTTGGATCACACGTCGTGAGCAGGACCTGACGTTCAACATGACCACAGCATCCCGTGGTGCTTGGCAGTCTGGTTTGCTTAAGGTGCCCACACAGTGGTTGTCCTACTCAATGCGTACCGCAGAAGCACTCTTTATTGGTGGTGGTGGATTGAAGCCAGCTGAGCGTGTACGCTTAGGCATCATGATGACTATGATGGGTGGTACAGCAGGCTTCGGCACTAACCAGCTGGCTGACTATGCTGGTGAGGCCTTCGGGGTTGAGCCCGATAGCGTCGCTTACACCACAATGAAGTATGGTATCATGGATGGCATTGGCTCATGGGCACTGTCTGGTCTATCTGGCGAGGAAGTACGTACCGCATTCGGTACTCGTATCGCCCCACTTACAGCATTCACTGACCTGTATCGTAAGGTCACTGAGGAGAGCACAGTGTCTGCACTGGCTGGTCCTTCAGGTGAGATTGCTGGTGGCTTGGGTAGTGCTGCACTGAACGCCCTGATGGGTGGTGTAGACCTTATCGTCAACGGTGATGGCTATGGTGTTGAGACCTTTAAGAAGGACATGGCCCGTGTACTACGGACCCCTTCAGGTATCGACAACTGGTTCAAAGCCCGTGAGATTTACATGACTGGGGTGTATCGCTCCAAGACTGGCACCACACTCCCAATGGAGTTCACTGATGTCGAGGCTGTCATGCAGGCTATTGGGGTTACCAACTTCAAGGTAGCTGAGTACTACGAACGCAAGGGTGACATCTGGCGTAAAGAGGGTGAGGCCCGTGACTTCACACGTCAACTACAGAATGACTTCCGCTTGGCCTTGGCTAGGTACGAACGTGATCCTGAAAGTGGCAAGAAGTTCATGGAAGAGATCGCAGCTCGTATCGAGTTCAGTGGTTTCTCTCCCTTGGTCAAGTCCCAGATGCGTCGTAACTTAGCAAGATCAGAAGGCAACGGTGTTGTTGACATGGCACTCAAACTAATCAGCGAAGGCAACGACTATGGTGCCTCCGTAATTGAAAGTCTAAACTAGGAGTAGACGAATGGGATTATTCGATCCAAAAGTAGATGCGAATATTGCCCCAACACAACAGGTATCTGCTGGCCCCAGTGGCTTGCAGGTACTTGGTAGTCTTGTTGGTGGTGCTATTGACGCATACGGTGCAGGTATGAAGGTAGCAGCTAGCTCTGCCCCCACATCAGCCGACAAAAGATCAGCAATAGAAGACGCACAGTTCGTGGGCCTCTCTAACAGCTTACTTAAAGTGGAAGCCCTACGCCGTGATGGTCGTATCGCTGAGGCTGACCGTGCAGAACAAGTCGTATTGGCTAACGCAGCACGTGATGGTGTAGACCTGAGCTCTGGTCAAACCAAAGCCCTCTTCCGTGCCACAACAGGACGTGACCCAGCGCACATGGGTATGTCACAAGAGGAAGTAGTGACTGAGCAGCTCATGAAATCACCTGAGTTCCAGAACAACTACATCGCTTCGTATGCCTCAGGTTCAGATATGTCCCCTGAAGAGCGTAAGAACTTTGCACTGGCACAGATTGCCCGTCAGCAAGGCCATGCGCTCGTCATGCAGAACACTAAGATCGATTGGTCTGAGGGACGTGAAGAAGCCTTTGGTGGCGTCATTAGTTCATTCCAACAGACTAACCTTGGTAGCCTAACACTGGCAGCCCAAGAGGGTAAGATCATCCCAATGGGTACGATCGATCAGACACAGGCAGCTTGGGAAGCACAGAAGTCACAGCTCGTAGCGGCTCGTCCTACAGGTCTATCTGATGCAGAGTGGAAGAAGACACAAGAGCGTATCGATGGTGTGGATGCAACATTCACCTTCCTTCGTAGCATCTCTACAGGTGACGCGATTGATGGACGTATTGCACAGGCAGCATCGGCAGCTATCTCTCAGATGGACATCAGTGACGTACAGAAACAGATGCTCACCAAGACAATCAAGGACCCCAATGCGTTCTTGCAGTTTAATGTGGTTAGCGCATCCGATATGAAAGACCTGATGGAGGCAGCATCCGTGTCATCTTTCGACAAAGGTGAGTTCGGACTGATCTCTGACCCTAACGTGGACACTGGTGTAGATGCTAACGGTGAACCTAAGTTGTTCCCTGACAGTGTCATGATGGACATCGAGGGTATGGACCCAGCTGAGTTGCTTAAGCAGGCTGGTAACATCACCAAGTCTATCAACATGGGTGGTACAGCTACCCTAGTACAGGATGCAGACCAGCGTGATGCTGTGGTATCCACATTGAGCAAGGCCTTTGCGGCTATGACCACCATCTCCAAGGACAACAAAGAGTTTGTCTCTGGCGCTAAGGTCAACGAAGTGTTCGATGGTACAATCATCTCAGCTATCGATGAGGTGGCTAAGGTTAACCCAGCACAGGCACGTACGTTATTGCGTCAGGGTGAGGAAGCCCTCAACCAACAGGATGCAGTAGCTACAGCAGCACTACAGAACCTCATCGGTCGGAGCGCAGGCTTTGGCTACGAGAACGGTAAGGTAGTCATGAACGCTGAGGCTATGGAGAACCTAGGCTTTGACCAAGGTATCCAAGACAAGTTCACATTGGCAGCTGACAAGTACTACGCTGGTGATCTCGCGGCTATGTTCGCAGACCAAGGGCGTCGTATCAACCCAACAGACCTTGAGACTAAGCAAGCCCGTGACCTAGCCCGAGGTGGCATGGTAGCTGGCCTTAATGCTGGTATCAAACAGTTGAACGACATGGCAGCTACAGTGAACACCATCCGCAACAAGCGTAACGAGTTCCGTACACGTGCAGATGGACTGACACCACAACCTGAAGCAGCATCTGAGGATACTCAGGCGTTGGTCGCAGGTACCTCACTTGGTAACATCGAAGCTACAACTATCCGTGGCTTTGACAAGGTAGCAGAAGACACACCATTCCTCAATGAGGTGGCTAAAGTAGGTAACCGCTTGGGGATCAACCCGACAGACTTGCTTGCAGCTATATCCTTCGAGACTATTGGTAGCTTCAACCCTAGCATCAAGAACCCTAACGGCTCAGCCACTGGTCTTATCCAGTTCCTTGAGAGCACAGCCGAAGGACTTGGTACTAGCACTAAGGACCTCGCTGGTATGTCCCGTGTTGAGCAGATGGCTTACGTCGAGCAGTACCTCAAGCCTTACAAGGGCCGTATGAAGAACCTCGGTGATGTCTACATGGCAATCCACTGGCCTGCCGCTATTGGTAAAGCTAACGACTACGTGATGTACGAGAGTGGCTCTGATGAGTACGCCTCTAACCAGAACTTGGACGTCAATGGTGACGGTACAGTTACACGTGGTGAGACCCTGACACGCCTCGACAGCGTATTCAAGGGTGGCCCTACTCTTAGTGGTTCAGGTTCTGTGGCTACCACAGCTGATGCACAGACAGAGGCACCAACACAACCTAGCGCACCTACAACTCAGAGCCAAAACGACTTGGTAGAGGTGGCAATAGCTGAAGCTGGTGCCTATCGTCTCAAGAATGTGAATGCAGATGAGGAAGCTGGTGATACACTACGGGAGCGTAACCCTTCACGTGTAGATGCACCAAGTGAGGAAGCAGTAGGTAGGTCCGTATCACGTCAGTTAGATGCGGCAGCTATCGCTAAGCTGGTTGACGACAAGCTGACAGCTAAACAGAAGCGTCAGATACGTGCAGCTGGGTATCGCCCAGAGGAGACTGAGTTCTTCGAGACACAAGAGGAAGCCGAAGCAGCCCTAGCAGCTGGTGAAGTGGACGCTGGTACACTGTACGTAGATGGATTAGGAAACGTCTGGTTATTGGAGTAAGACATGGCAAGTAAGGCTATTGAAGAAATCCTAAACGGTCGCAATGGTCGTGATGGTATCGACGGAGTAAACGGTCGTGATGGCCTGAACGGTAGAGACGGAAAGGTGGGGCCTCAGGGTCCCGCCGGACAAGCTGGTATGAACGGCAAGGATGGCTCAGGCTTCACTTGGCGTGGTACCTACATGCCTGCCACTAGCTACGAACCCTATGACGTGGTTCACTACGACGGTTCGGCTTACATTTGTGTGAAAGCCACACAGGGTAGACCACCTCGGAGCCGCGACTACTGGAACCTGATGGCTGAACGTGGCTCTAATGGTGGCGGTGGTGGCTCTAGTGAGCCTAGCCAAGTCATCCCAGCGGATCAGCTAGCCACACAGATCGTCTATGTAACAGAGGCATCACAGTTGGTGGCACCTCTGGACAGCACGAAGTTGTACTTCCTCGACGGTCAGATCGACATGGGCACACAGTCCATTATCGTACCACCAAACGGGTTGAACATTCGTGGGCATGGCTTCGGTATCTCTGGCTTGTTCAGCACTGAGGACAACTTCGACCTGTTCATAGGCGATGGTGTCAACTACAGTGGCGACCTGTTCCTCACTGATATGGACATACGCATCTCTGGTGTAGGTTCGCAAGTATTCCTGCTGGATAACGAAGAGAACTTCAACGCTATCGAGTGGAACACAGTCAACTTCATCGCATGTACCTCACTGGGTACTGCCACAGATTACCGTCAAGGTCTCTGCCGTAACGTCGCGTGGATTTCCTGCAAGGAAGGCATCACTATGGACGGCACTTGGTCTGGTGGTTGGGCATTGCTCGACAGTATTGTGGTCGGTGCACCTATGACAGGCATCTTGTTTGAAGCTGGACCAACACTAAGCATTGGTGGCTCGTTCCGTTCAAACGTAAACATCCTCGGTATCGGTACAGCTGGTGGTTACTTCACTAACTTTACACCAGCCAACTTTGTACTTGATGGTGGCTTCTCTTTGGATAACGTGCGTGGCAATCTAGCCGTGAACAACGTACCAAACATGCCAGCGTCTGACACGAAGGCCCGTATCCGTAACTGTGTGGGTATCGGCAACACATACGTTGGTGGTGCACTAGCACCTACAGCAGACAGTGTGGTCACCTTCCCAGCACAGGACACTAACGTGCAGATCACAAGCGCCATGACCCTCGAAGAGGAGTACTGGTTCAGTAAGGCTAACACTAACGGGCTACAGTCCGACAGTGACCTTGAGATTGAGGTGGTAGCAGAAGGCACCATGTCGTTCAGTGGACAGTCAAACGATGAGATGGCTGTACAGCTACGTAAGTGGGACAACAGTGCAGGTGCATACGTGGACATTGGCCCTGAGTATCTAAGCACACTCAACGGTGGTAAGTTAGGGACACGTGCAGAGAACGTGAGCTTCTCAGCTGTGACTAAGGTGAGCAAGCTGGACCGCATTGAGGTGTGGATCAAGAACGTAAGTGATACTGTTGACATATCAGTCCTAGCTGGTGGTCAATTCAAAGTATTCGAGAGGTAACATATGTTCAGACTAAGCAACAAAAGTAAAAAGAAACTTGAGGGCGTACACCCTGACCTCGTTAGTGTGGTCAAACGCGCCCTTGAGATAAGTGAATGCGATTTCGCAGTGATCGAGGGGCTCCGTACAATCGATAGACAACACCAGTTGTTTAACGAGGGGCACTCCAAGACACTGAATAGCCGACACCTGTCAGGTCACGCCGTTGACTTGATGGCTTGGGTGAAAGGCTCTGGCACTTGGGACTGGGAATATTACCACCAGATCGCAAAGGCCATGAAGGAAGCGGCAGAGGAGCTTGATGTTCCTCTTGAGTGGGGAGGCGATTGGAGTAGCTTCCCTGATGGACCGCACTTCCAACTAGACTGGAAGGCTTATCCCAAAATCTGAGAGGAGATTGGATGACCGATACAGACTTACAGTTGAGACTGGCTAGGGCCGAGGAAGACATTAAGGAGCTCTATGAGCACAGTGATGGCTTCCGTGGTACCATGTCACAACTCAACATAACGATTGCTCTTCTCGAGCAGACACTTAAAAACGTGCAGGCAGCCGAGGCTAAGCGTGAAGCCACAAACCAGAGGTACACTTGGGTGTTCTTTGGTAGCCTAATCACGGCAGCTGTGGGCTTCTTGGTCAGTGGTGGCCTTGCCATATAAGGAGTAACAAATGTTACAAACACTACTGCCAATCATCACGCCCATCCTTGGCGATGTCCTTAAGAAGGTAATCCCTGACACGGACAGGCACAGAGAAATAGAACGTGAGATAAAACTTGCGCTACTAGACCATACAGATAGCCTCGAGCGTATGCGTGGGGAGATTGTGTTGGCTGAAGCTAAGTCTAATAACTGGCTTACAGCTGCATGGCGACCCATGCTCATGATGGTAATCATCCTGATTGTTGCTATGAACTATCTGGTGTTCCCAATCGCTGGTATCCTAACGGGTACCGTACATTCAATCTTCTTACCTGACCAGCTGTGGGACCTACTGACTATTGGTGTCGGTGGTTACGTGGTCGGTCGCTCTGGTGAGAAGATGGTAGACAAATGGAGAAAGTAATGGACAAACTAAAAGCATGGTTCGCTGGTGTTGACAAGAAAACACTGGTGATTGGTGTGGTAATCGGACTGGTCCTAGCCAGCCTCGGAAATCCACCCGTTTAAAACGCAGAAAGCCCCCCTCGGTTTTATCCAAGGGGGGCTTTTTTTGTGCCTATAGACCTTCGGCGTCGAAGGCTACGATCCACGCCTTACATACGGCAGACCTGATGATGTCATCTGTAGTGAACTCAATCACAGGTGCATCCATGTTGTACTTCTTGGCTAGATGTACAGCCTTAGCGAGGCCAGAGGTCTCACTGATGTCTGACTGCTTGATGTCACCGTTCATCACTAGGGTGCAGTTCTCACCCACCCGTGTCACCACCATCTTCATCTCTGGGACGGTCATGTTCTGGGCTTCATCCATGATGATGTACGCATTGTCGAATGATCGACCACGCATGAGAGCCATGGGTGCCACCTCAATGTTTCCATTCTTGATAGCTGTCTCCACCGCTCCCTTGCCTAGGTGCTGGGTCAGTACGTCTAGCACAGGCATAGCCCATGGTAGCGTCTTGTCCTCTAGTCCACCCTTGAGGTAACCAAGGTCCTTACCAACAGCAACGTGAGGACGTGTGATAATAATCTTATCGATGTCCTTGGACAAGTATCGTCCAGCTGCATGTGTGGCAACCACATACGTCTTACCTGTACCAGCTGGGCCCATGCAGATCACTTGTGGTGAACTGTTCAGTGCGTCCATGTAGAGTTGCTGGTTGTCAGTCTTGGGTAAGAGCGTCGGGAGTGCCTTGTTGGCAGCCCCCTTGTATGTAGTCTTACGCTTGGTGGTCTTGACTGTACGTGTTGAACCTTGTGTGCTCATTTTGTTAATGCCTTCCATGATATGGGGAAGAGGAGCTTCATCTTCTGGCTAATCTGTTGTGCCACAATACGGCTCTCGTACTGTGTGTCTTCTTTGCAGCGTAGGTTGCACATGTCTGAGAATGCGTCCAAGCTACCAGACCAGTACCACTCAGTCATCATCGACTGTGGTAGTACTATGCGAGCCTGCTCAGGACATACGCCCTCTGCAAGCATCTCCTTGTAGATACGTAGTGCAGTGAAGTGGCTGAACTCAGGCTCAGCATCGGTGTGAACCGAGCCCTGACTGCCCTGCTTTACGTTCTCCGCTCGTCCACGCCAATGGTCTGGCATGTAGAACTCAGGGTCATCGTCCACGTACCGACGACTGATCTCGTTCCAGCGTAGGAACTTGTGCTTGACCAGCTGTCGAGCCACAAACAACGGAGCCTTGACATGGAAGGATGCGAAGCAATGTCCGAAGGGACTGATGTGACCATGCTTGGCGAGGTAGTTGATGAGCTTAGCGTCCCTCTCGTTGACACCGCCACGACAGGTGGGCTCTGACTTCTTGCCAAAGCTCACCCGTGCCGCGTTGACCACGGTAAGATCGCTACCCATGCTATCGACAAAAGTAGCTTCAATCATTAGTAAGTCTCCCATACCTCATCGATAATACCATACTTCTTGGCCTCATCTGGTGTCATCCATTCATCGTGTGCATGTAGCAGGTTCTTGCGAACATACTTCTCGCTCTTACCTGTGCACTTCATGTAGTGCTCGAGCATCCGTGCGCTAGCCATCTCGAACTCCTTGACCTTAGCCATAAGCTCACCCTCTTTACCACCTGAACCCCAGCTATAGGTGTGGCTCATGATGCTTGTGTTGTGGGTGACGATCCGTTTGTCCCCTGCCATGAGCGTGAGGACACCACAAGAAGCTACAAGTCCTTGGCCTACTGTGACCACAGGTATCTCGCTCATCTTGATAGCATCGATCAACATCCATGCCCAGAAGACAATGCCACCACCTGAGTTAATCATCAAGGTGATACGCTCAGGCTTCACATCGTCTTCCATGAGGTTGTACTCGGTGATCTGCTTGACCAGTGGGAGTACCTGCTCCTCATCGAAGTGGCCTGTCATGTAGAGTACAGCACACTCACGAAGGTATGAGCCAGCAGGCTTCATCTCTGGTAGTTTCTTCTCAACGATTGCTTTTGCTTTCTTCTTAGCCATTCTTGATTTCCTTTTCAAACTCACGAAGACGCTTATAGACAGACAGTAGTTCAATTACTGTAGGCCACGACTTCAAGATGAACTGCATTGAACCCTCGACACGACCGAAGGCACGGATGATTTGTTGCATTGCACCTAGTGTGATAGCACCAGTGACAATAGCAGGGGCCAGAAAGATGTAGGCCGTTAGCACATTGGCTTGTAGGTATGCCATGCGTACTATGTTGAAGTACAGGTACTGGATGTAAGACTTGTACTGTACCTTACGGACGTCATCGTACAGATCAGCGAAGGTCTTAGGCTTAACCTCTCCGTCCTCAGACTTAACCAGTGCCTTACGGTACGCAGCTTCCTTAGCTTGGATGTCGTACTCAATACCTACGAGACGTAGGATGTAGCCCGTAGCTACAAGCAGCAGGGTGCCACCTATAGACCACACCAAAGCGCCAGTCACTAGACCGTACTGCCAGTCACCAAAGAACATGACCGTGATGCCTGCCCCTAGTCCCAGAAGGATGGGGAAGAACTCAACCAGTACCATAACACTCTCGATAAGGGATACACCTAAGCCCTCTACGATACGTGAGAACTTAATCGTGTCCTCTTGTACCCGTTGGGATGCACCCTCGATAGTCTTGGCCTTGTCGTACACACTGTGGTACCACTCAACCATACTTGTACGCCACCTAAACAGATAGTGTGAGGTGACGAAAGAACCGAACAGACCTAGCCCTACCCACATGGCAGCCAGCTTACCGAAGTCGGCTAGCCCCATGAAGTATTCTTGTAGGGTCACTGCATTTGGATTTGCTAGAGCAGTCTGGATCATGTTGTAGAATGAACCGAACCACTCGTTGATCTTAACGTCGATTTGTACTTGGAACCATAGAGCACTCAGTATGGTTACAGTACCTAGGTAGGCCCAGAGGGCCCACCGTTTTGTTTTAAAGAATAACCACATTAGCGGCCTGCCTCACACACATCGTAGATTGTGTAGCCTTTAGTCTTCGGTGCGTCCAACTCAGGCACACCGTAGTACAACTTACGCATGGCACTCGTACTCTGGAAGAGCATGAACGAACATGGTGAAGTCTCGTAGGCTAGGCGCAATGCGAAGTCTGCACTGTAGCCCATCTTGAGCAGGTACTGTGTGGTTACCACAGCAATGTACTGGTTCACCTGTGCTAACTGGTCCAGTGTCACCATGATAGGGACCTTGGGGATGTAGCCACGGTGAAACAAGAGGGCCCCACCAAGCATGATCCGTCCGTCCTTAGCACCTAGTGCAGCCAAGGCACATGCTGATACACAGGCTGTGTTGCTAGTGATCTGAACCACAGCACCCTCGGCTCGTATCAATCGTCCGATACGTAAGCCAGCCATGAGGTCACCACCGTTACCCGACAGTACCACACGCTTCACTTCGTTGGTGCGAAGTAACTCATAGACACGTGAGGCTTGGTAGTTCGTGGTGTTGCCACGTACGTAGAGTACATCGTCCACCAGATAGACCCCAGCCTTCCGAAGGTCAACCTCTTGGTCAACCTCAGCTGCCTGAGCGTGGGTTAGTAGGGCCACCACCATTAAGATGGTGACCATTAGTACTAGTAGCATAGACTTAAATACTTGCATGGGGTTCTCCTATTCACAAGTGCGGAGACCAGTAGCAGGATCGAAGTAGCAAGCTGCCCCTTCACTCTCACTGACGAAGTCGTCCTTGGGTTTCTCTGGTGTAGGCACATCTTCCTCATCCGCAGCAGCGTTGAGAATACCGAAGCGCTTACCAGCAGCACGGAATGTGGTACACCCTGAGGCCCCACCTTCGTATGCCCTTACGTAGACTTCCTTGAACTCGTCCCATGTGACATCACTGCCAATGTTACAGGTCTTAGAACATGCACTGTCCACATACTGTGATGCAATCACCAGCATATCAACGTGCTCCTCGGGTGTAAGCTGGTCAGCTGTACGTCCCTTGATACCATACTTACGGTAAGCATAGTCTTCTACGCGCTCGACCTTAGCACCATCGAACTGTTGAATGGTACGGTCGTAGTAGTGTGAGAACACAGGCTCGATACCTGAGCTCACGTTGTCAGCACTGAGGCTGATAGTACCTGTTGGTGCAATGCTTAACAGGTGGCTGTTACGTAGCCCGTGTGCACGGATCAGTTCACGGATGTCATCCGGTAAGGTCTGAGCGAACTCACTGTCTAGTAGTGCCTCATCGTACAGTGGGAAGGGGCCCTTCTCTGCCGCAAGAGATACTGACGCACGGTATGCTGTGTCGCGCAGTGTCTTCATGATAGCTGAGAATGCCATCTTACCCTCACCTGAGCCATAGGCAAAGCCCATGATCTCGAGAGCATTAGCCACACCAGTAACACCCAGTCCCATCCGACGCTTGGCCTTAGCCTCAGCCTCTTGCTGACGTAGTGGGTAGGTGGCACGATCGACTACGTTGTCCATGGCGCGAACCACAGTAACGATGTCGTGTTGGAACTTGCCGTGGTCAAACGTGTAGCCTAGCAGGTCCTTCTCGACATACTTAACTAGGTTGAATGAACCAAGTAGACAGGCACCATAGGGTGGTAGTGGTTGCTCACCACATGGGTTGGTAGCTGCAATGGTCTCACAGTAGTGCAGGTTGTTCTTCTTGTTCATACGATCGATAAACAAAATCCCAGGTTCTGCCCAGTCCCATGTGCTCCGCATGATCTTATCCCACAGGGGACGAGCACGGATTGTCTTGTGTACCCGACCCTCGAACACTAGGTCGAAGTCACCGTCATGCTTGACAGCTTCCATGAACTTATCAGTCACTGCAACAGACAGGTTGAAGTTAGTGTAGTCTGTACTGTTGTTCTTACATGTGACGTAAGCCTCGATGTCGGGGTGGTCAACGCGCAGCACACCCATCTGAGCGCCTCTCCTGTGGCCTGCTGAGCTAACCGTACCGCATACTGCATCAAAGACCTTCATGAAGCTGAGAGGGCCTGAGGATGAGCTGTCGAGGCTGTTGATACGTGCACCTCGGGGGCGAAGGGTACTGAAGTCATACCCGATACCACCACCAAGGCGCATAGTCTGTGCTGCCTCGCCTGCTTTCTCCATGATGTCCTGCATACTGTCCTTGATAGTACCGGACACGAAGCAGTTGTATGGTGTGGTAGTCCGTGGTGCACCCATCGCTGCCTGTACCCGACCAGCAGGTAGGAAGCGCATGTCATAGAGTACACTACGGAACTCAGTGAAGTGATGGTGGTCATCAGCCAGTGCATCAGCCACACGGGTCATTGCTTCCGTGAAGCTCTCACCTTCAGTGCGATACTTCTGTTCGTGTATCTCTTGGCTAATCTTTAGTGTGGGTCCACTCATTATCCGCGTCCTCTCATTGTCTTGTCTTCTTCTAGCCACACCATCCGGTCGATGTCGCAGCGGTTAATCCCAATGTCGTTGAGCTCTTTATCACTCAGCTGGTTGAGTTGCTTGATTGTCTTGCGGTGCTCGGACCGTGTCATCATGTAGTTTACTAGTCGCCATAAATATTTCATAGTTCTCTCCATTCTCCGTTAACTTTAATGTCCGTATTCCCGTCCAATTGTTGCAAGGTCCACAAACTGGGGTTCGAAATAACCGTTCTCGATGTTGTGTAGTACCACGCATCCTTTCCACCAAGACTTGTTAGCTTGCCCAGCCCAGCTTTCCTCAGCACCCTTGAAGGACCCAGCAACCAATCCAATCGCCGCCTTGCCAGCCACGCCGTCACGAAAGTAAAGATCACGCTTGTGAGTGTGACCAACAACACAGCTATTATAGCGGTTCTGGACCAGTGCGTAGGCATGATGAACGCCAGACACAGGGCGACCCATGTTCCCACCAGTGATGAAGTGAGCGAAGTCAACCCCGTCGTAACGGTGAACCTTGGGGTCACCATTCTCGTACTCATGGTACTCATCAAACCACTTGCGCGTGTTAAGATGTTTGAAGCTAATGCCATACTTCTCTCCTTCCAGTCGTGGGTCAAAGCTGATTGCCGTCTTGATACGGTGTTCGTGGTTACCCTCGAAGCCGTAGTAGGCTGGACGCTTGCGTCGGTTCTTGACGAACTCATGGCGCATACGTTCCATTGCGTCGTTGTAGTGTGCGATGTCTCGCTCGTATGACTGACTAACCACAGCCTGTGGCTTACGTCCGTCGAAGCTGTTGAGTGAACGCATGTCTGCACCATCACCCAAGTCTACCACGTAGTCTGGTTTGACATCGTATAGGAACTTACCCAGCCATGAGAACCTTTCGTTACTCACATCTGGATCACTGTGTGCACAACTAAATACTACTGCTGTCGTCATTGGTCTTCCTCCAAATAATCTTCTTCGATCTCTTCTTCATCGTACTCGAACACGTCAAGCTCTGCCTCTTCCTCTGTGTCGTAGTAGATGTCCTCTTCCCAGAAGTCACCTCGACCATCAGTCATAAGGCATTGCATGTACCAGTGGTACCCATCGGTGAAGGGTCCAGCTATGAAGCTATGGATTTTCATTTGCGTTTCTCCTTTGTCCATTGTAGTGGGATGAGGCAGTCAGCATACTGGAAGCCATGCCTATCGCACCACTCACCGTATGTTGTCTTCGACCTCTTGCTTAGCTTAGTCTTACTGTTACTGAAGACGAACCTCACGTCTAGCTCAGGGTGCTGGTCCTTAATCAGCAAGTGTTTAGTCCTGTCGCTAGGCATGAAGCGGCCCTTGGTCTCTACTATGATGCCATTACCTAGCACGAAGTCAGGTGTGTAGGTACGTGGCTTGGTGATGTACTTGATCTTATCCTTCTCGTACGTGTACTGCACGTTGTTCCTGTCCAGTAGCTTGGCGTTGTCCTGCTCAAGGCCACTGCGATAGCCAGCCTTGAGTGCACTCTTCCTTATCTTTGATCGGGGGGTAGCCATAACTGCTCATCCTCTCGTCGTAACCACAGGAGCTGAGCGTTCTCGATTAGTGCATCGAGGTTACCGTCGTAGGCTTCAAGTACCTTATCATATAACTCCTGTTCTGTTTCAGCATCAGATAGAATGCGTTCCGCTTTCTTGGGGCCGATGCCTTTTAGGCCCTTGATATTGTCTGCTCGGTCACCAGTGAGCACCTGTGTGTAGAAGAACTTAATGCCCGACGCCTCGTCAACCTCAATGAACTCTCGTTTAGTTAGGTTGTAGAAGGAGCAGGGTACCTGTAAGAAGTCCTTGTCCACACTGACGATGATTGCCTTAGGCCCTATCTTAGTAGCAGCCTTAGCAATCATATCGTCTGCCTCTTCACCCTCCGATACCACAGCATCCCAGTGATCTACTAGGTAGTCACGGGCGTGTGCGAAGTGCTCAGGCTTAGGTGTATCTCTACGGTGCCCCTTGTATGGGGCGATGGTAGCGATGTCGTAGCGGAAGTTGTTGGCACCCGTGAGGTACAGCTGCATCATGTCGGGGTAGTGCCCGAACATAACCTCATCCATAATCTCCTCGAGTATCTCATCCACTTTGTGCTCACAATCCTCAGGCTCCATGCCCTCGGTGGAATATGCTGACCGATAGACGATGATGTCACCATCGACTAGCACGTTCTTCATAGGTCAGTCTCTCCTTGCAGCTGGTTGATACGCATCTCAGCATAGCGAATGACTTTCTTAAGGTCAGTGATCTCGCTATCGACGTGGCCCATACCATCGTATCGCTTGAAGCCAGCACGTGTGCTGTACTTGATTAGGTTACCACGCCAGAACTCCATGCCATTGCGCATGATGTACGTGATAGGTTCGATTGCCCAATTGGTGTAGTGGCTGGGCTTGTTAACCACATCAGTGGAGTTGTTCGTCGTCATGCTCTTCTTCCTCTAGTGTAACTATGATAGCTGTGAGTAGGGTGGCTAGGTTGTTGTGCTTGTCAATCACCTCGTCCATCTGCTTACTGATAGCGCGTAGCCAGAACAGTAGCACACCGATGGCTGTGACAAATCCGAGCGTGGTTATCATGTGGTAGTGGTCCATGTTTCATCTCCTGTTGGGTTGGGGT